CATCTGCCTCTGCCTGTTCCTGTGCGTTGGTCATTTCACCTAAAGCATCTGTAACCGCAAGGAATTGCTCCTCCGGTGCCATCGCCGCTAATTCTTCATAAGACATACCTAGTTCAGCAAGCACCGCCGTCTGCTCCGAACCACCCTGTGCCGCCGTGCGCATGAAAGATGTCATTCCACGCATTGACTTAGCAAAGGTTTCCGAATCCCCGCCTGTTTGACGGAAGGCGTATCCTAGCGACTGTACCGTATCAGTAGACACCCCAAGCCCTGCGGCGGCATCTCTTATCTCAGCCATTGAATCTGCAAATCTACTAACGACAGCAACTACTGCACCTACTGCAGCAGCGGCAACTCCTGCCTTTGATGCCATCCCCGAAAGACTAGACCCGAAAGACTGTGTTTTATTGCCCGCGTTTTGTAATGGCCCGCTTAGGTTATCCTGTAGTTTTGCCACCAGTGTTATTGTATTAGGCATCTGCCCTCGCTTTCTCCATAGCGTTATTACCCGCTTCTATGTAAGCCATTACCCGTGCGAATTCCTCATTCGACCATCTTTCTATTTCAAGCGGAGAAATTGAATACCGCCGTGCTATAGAATCGATTATTGTCGCCACCCGTAGTTGCCCGTCAAGAAGAGCCTCGTCCTCCATTGGGTCAAACGCCGTGTGGTCAGTACCGTAGAATCGGCTGTCTGACAATTCTACTATTATATTAAAAGCCGTTAAGACATCCTCCTCAGGGATGTCATCTATCGAAACTACGCCCTTTGAAGGATTGCTCTCCCGTGCTATCTTCGGATTGACCGAAGCCACACATAAAATCTCCCGAGCCATCCGCAACACAGAATCTGCCTGCGCCACCGATTCGTCGGGGTCAACCTCGTCTTGTCTGAACTTTATAAGGGGCAGTAGTCCCGCATCAAGCATCTCACGAACACGGAGCGACCTGACCTCAATCTGCTGACCAAGGACAGGCAACTCCACGATTCGACGTGAAGCGTGCAGGATTGCTTCACTTATACTCATTTTACGGAGCCGGAATTGTGCTTCTACCGTTTACGAAATAGAAGTCAATAATCCCCGTAGTGCCATCTTTGGCAATGAGAGAAATAGACCGTGTCTCTCTCCCCCACGCTCCAAGAGTCCTACTAGCACCATCAACGTAGGAATCCCCGAATGTTAAAACAAACGCACGCTCTGCAGCCGCAGCCTGTCCGTTGTTCCATGCGAAGATATTATCGCCGTCCCATACGGTGTCGGTTGCGTCTATAAGCGTATAAGAATCTGCATCCATTCTAATATCGAAGCCCCATTTGATATCTCTCGCACCAGACCTACCTAGGAATGAAAGCGCCGCCGGTGTAGAAGCCGCCATATCGAAGTCACCTTCAGATATACTAGCGCCAACATCACAACTCAGCGATGCTATCCTGCGGTCTGTTACGCCATCTAGACTGAAATCAGCCGTTGATACCGTACCCGTCTGCCCGAAGTCTCTCCAGCAAATGGGCTCTGTATCCGCAATCGAGCCTGCGAAAGAAGAAGCCGACCTGGACATCCCAGTGGCAATTCCGCTAACCGAAAGTTGTAAAGCACCCTCTGCATCTTGAGAAAAGCCAACCGCAGTTACGGCGCAATTCTCAAAGACCTCCTTGACCCAAGTCTCTGTCTGGTCGGTATAATAAACTTCAATTCCACCAAATAGCAACTGGTCGGCAAGAGCAACCGTATGCTCGTACGGCCCAGCCCCAGCGTCTGAAATCGACCCGCCTGCTATTAGTTGAAGTAGTTGTTCTCTGTAACTATACGACATTACGCATTCAAGAGACCAAGTGTAATAAAGCCCTCCTACACAGACCATTGTGGGGTCAACATCGAGTTCCTCTACAACATTCTTGGCATTCTTAGGTTCGTACTTAAAACCCCCAGGCTTGATTCTGAAATAATCGAATCCAGCAGGAGCACCGCCGTAAGTTGAGCCACCGTTGTCAGCATTTATACCTACGCCAACCACCGTGTTTGTGCCTATGTAATAAGCCATTATTCACTCTCCTTGTTGTCATCAGTCTTCGGCTCAGCCTTTTTCACCTTTTTAGGGGCGGGCTTTGTTTCTACTAACTCCCACGTAGAAGCCGTCAACCATTTATCCTTGTCTGCTGCGGGGACTTCAATCGTCCCACCTACAGCAATCTTCTTCCAACCGCCGTCCCAATACGAACCTGAAACCACGCCCGTATAAACGAGTTCGACAGTCTTGGGAGTTGTCTTTTTGTCACTCATTTAGTTCTCCATAATCCTGACCTGTGCGGTCAACGTTGCCGTAAGCCCCGCATCAGCGTCATTTGTCTTGGTTCCATCTATGCATATGGAACGCTCAATTGTCAAGTCCCCGAATGGAGGAAAGCCATGTAACGGGGCGTTTATAAGCGATTCCACCAGCGACATCGCATCGTCAATTATAGTATCCTGAGCCTCGTCTGAAACACCCACTGCCAAAATGCCAATTAAATATTCGGCATCTCGAGTCGGCGAATTCGGGACTTCACTCAAGGCTTCTATGTGTACGAAGCGGTGGAACTGAACAAGAATCGCTAGATTTTTCTGCATCGGATTGGCAGCCTTTGTGAAATCTGCCGTTACAAGTGCGTTGGGCATATTAGAAGATAGGTGGTTTACTATTGCATCCCTTATACCGTTATAATCAATTGCCATTCACCCTCCTTGCGAATCTGCGAACTTTAGAATTAAATACCCCCTGGGCATCATTATCTAAACTGATTCTGGTTGGTAGAAAAGGCCTTGCTGGGGAGTGCTTCGTCTTCCCTGCAAAATAACCCGCATAATCTACACCCTGTGATTTAACCTCAACCCTGCCACGCATCGTATCCGCTCTGCCAACTATGCTATTCCGAAGCCGCCCCATGAGAGTGCCAATAAGGCTCCCGTATCCATGTTGCATCTTCCAAGCAGCATATGCCGGTTTCAGCGGCGCCCAAGGTGCGCCAGAAGGTTGCCCCTGTCTTGCAAAGGCGCCCTCTATGTCCCTCACCCACCGTGTGCGCAGTTCAGTCGCCCAGGCGCGTGTAACCATCTGCTTGAAGTCGTTGCTCATTGACTTCGACCAATAGCGTATAGTCGCCTGAGATTCCGGAGTTAGGGTTAATTCCATTACCTGTCCCAATCCTTATCAGTATCATGCCCCCAGTGAACAGGGTCGCCCCCATCCGCAAAGGGAATCATGTCTTCTGTGGTACTGGTAGCCAGCCCGTCATCGGACATCGCCAGTACGCTACCATTTATATCTACTAAAGCCATCGAACCATTTGCCGTTGATTCAAGCCATTCGTAGGCTGTTTTTTCGTAACCCTCGATAAGAGCCCCCGTGCCTGCCCCGCCTAGGTTAGACTTCGCCTGACCCTTCAGCAGATTGGCAGCGGCTATCCAGCAATTAATTCGCCTAAGTATGGGGTAATCACCCGCTCCGCCTGTGAATGCAGTAACGGTAACTGGGGACGTAGACGCGTCAAGCGTTATTACATTCCCACCAGCACCATCCTCACGTGCCCATAAAGACACCACAAGCGTCGCCTGTGGGTAAGTCGCCCTTACCTTGATGTTAATCGTTGTATCAGTGTACCACCCGCTTCCCTCTTCGTTTATCGCACTGGCTAGATTGTCCGCTGTTAAAGATGCCGTAGCACTTATAAGCACATCATTAGCCTGTGCGGGGACGGCTTTAAATCTGTAGGTTATCGAGCCAACTATGATTTCATCATCATCAACAGGATTACCCGTAAAAGTAATCGCCCCCGAAGCAGGTGTGGTTATCGGAAGGGAATAACTCTGCCACAAACGACCCGTGATATACGATGCTGAACTCCGCAACTCAGCAATTGCCATGCTGTCAATACCAGTCTGGTCAAGTACCGGCTGAAGGCTCTTTATGTCATCTATACTTGCATATGCCATTGTGGTCGTGGGAGCAACTCAAGGCCGCCCCCACTATTCCCCCTAACCCTATGTTAGAACGTTATAACAGACGTATCCGGCTGAATAAGAGAGAATCTTGCTCTGATAATCAGCGTGGATAAGATAGTTGACACCAGGAGGATTCTTGGAAATATCAGTGTCAATGCTAGAACCCGCGTCTATTGTGTAACCGAAGGACGGTGAGAATGAACTCGGGTCTTTCGGTGTGTATATCAACCAACAATTTTCAGTACCCCATGCGTTTGCAAGAGAAGCCGCTTGGCCCTCTACAGAACTATCATAGATAGCGCTGGCAACCATGTAGGTGTCTACGCCGAAGAATGCAGCCATCTGCTCGGAGGTGGGAAGACCACCGTACTGAGCAAGACTATGAGCATTCCGCACGAAGTCCATTACGACTAAGTGAACGTCAGGAGTTACTATCATTGTGTTCGGATATTTGCCCGTTGCCGTACGTACGGCAGCAAGCCCTGTATTGATGTCATCTGCAGGGTCTCCGCCCGCAGCGTCCCATGCAGTTGAAGTAGCAACGATGTCAGCCTTGTGCCCTGCTGCAAAGTTGCCATTAGCCATAGCAAGACCAAGTGCGCGCTCTTCTTCAACAAGCAGACTCTCTGCCACGAATTGGGCAGCAGCCTGTCCTGCTTCTACAGGAGCACTGAAGTTCTTCGCAAGCCTGTCGGATACGAAATAACTCTTGAAATGGTCGAGTGTATCGAAGTCGCTCCAACCAAGCCCAGCATTGACCTCAGCAGCCTTGGTATTACCATCGGTTGCGGAATCAATGAGTCTGAGACTGTCGGCTGTGAAAACAGCAACTTGACCAGATGACTGATTTACGTTGATTACAGGAAGGACTTTTCTGGCAATGTAGTCGTCATTCGAATAGCCAGTAAACGCCGGAAGGATTAGTTGCCTAATCTGTGCATCGTTTAGTGTTATAGACATATTATTCCCCCTATCCTGCGAATGTTCCACTGAGCACTATGACTGGGATGATGTCGCCATCTGCGGTTGAAGCCGCAAGCGCCTGTCCCACTATATTTTCGGTATCAGCATTACAAAGAACGCCTTTACCATTAGCATCTGTCATGAGAAAATCACTAACTGCAATACCAGCAGCATTCCCATCGACTATCATTTTTGCAGTCCCAAAAAGAACAACGTCGGCACCTTCGCCAGACTCAGGTTCGTTTATAAGGACTCCAAGGGTCTGAACGTCAGCCCCCGCTATTGCACAAGTCGTCGCAGCATCCTGTACTACATTGTAATACTGTTTGCTTGACAAATCTGCAGAAGCGGTTACGCCGGCGAGTTGACCGTGTACTGTAGGTACGCTTAAAGCCATATCTACTCCTCTTCGTTAAAAAGTTCGGGATGCTCCTTGACCGCCTTAGTGGTCGCTGGGGCAAACCCAATGTTATCCCGTGCCATCAGGTCACGGATTGTTTTCTCTTGCCTATCCTCAACAGATAGGGCTTCTTTTTCAGATTCACCAGCACCCAGTTCGCTAGACTCCGTACTCGCCAGAATCTCAGGTGCGGCCTGTAAGTATGCGAATTCACCCAGCGCTTCAAGGACTATCTGCTTTGCAGAATTGTCTTCAAGCCCATCGTAATATTCGCGGAATGCCTCTCGCTTGCCTGCAAGAATTTTACCCTCAACATCGGTCAGATTAGCACTGACACCCTCCTCTATATCATCTTCGGAAGGCTCGTCTTCATCAACGGGCTCCTCCTCAGGGGGTTCAGAAATCTGCTCCTCAAGAGCGAGTATCCTTGCTTCAAGTTCTACGAGGCGGTCTTCGACTGTAATCTCTTCTAGGGCTTCCTCTTCGTCAGGGGTCTCCTCCACAGGAGTAGCAACCTCTTCATCTTCAGAAGTCTCGCCCTCGACAAGGGTTTCACCCTCGGCAGCGATTACGGTTTCGTCGGTTATATTTTCCAAATTTATAACCACCTTTCCACTTGACTGACCCGCTGCTATATCTACTAACCTTGCCCCTGGTACAGCAGGCCATTCACCTGGGGCTAGTATACTTATTGCAGTTAAAACAAGCGGGTATATCTTCTCACCATAGGCATTCGATTCTCGCTGCCCCTCTAGTGATATATTAGTCAGCGTGCCACGCGTTAATCCCTCCCGCATTCGGGGGTCTAACACCGTAGCCTTAGCCATCAACCACTCGTCTTCCTGCCACATTTCTGTTATCTCACCTACACCAATAGCATCGCTGCCCTTAGCGTGGGTATATTTCAGGGCGGGTAAAACACCATGCCCCTTTGCCTCATTAAAGGCTTCTATAATCTCTGTTATATTTTTAAGCGTAATCTTGAACTCACCCGTAGACGCGGAAAATGTACCCACCTTAGCCACTCTGAAAGTAGCCTCGGGCTTCTCCGCCGGTGCGAATTCCAAGGGTTCGTAATTCTGTTCGTCCAGCCACTCTAAAACATCGCTCTCTTCCCATATAAGAGCATCGAAGCGTATAGCCTGTACTTCTGTCGAGCCGTCTTTTAAAACGCCCCACAACACGTCTATGCCGTCACCAAAGGCATCATTCTCACGCCTTATTGACTCATACTTATCTGGGTTGGTTATTCGAGCACTATGCTCCCTCTTATATGGCATTATAAACCTCCGTAGCCTATTGCATTGTTATGTAACGAATTGAGTTTCCCCACTTCAGAAGAAGTCGCCCACTCACCGCCTGAAACCCATCCGCCTGGGTCTTCACCAGCATAGACGGGTATCAATACGCATCGGCAATTACCATGCATTGGTGGGCTTGGAAGACCAGGGTCGTCCGCTGCTATGAACGTATCATGCCACGCTATACAATCTTCACACGTAACGTCGTCATACGTAGCATCATATTTCCACCCAGCAATATTCTCCGATATTCCGCTGAAGATTTCCTTCTGCCCCATCATATAACCCGATGTTAAAATACCCTGTGTAATACGCTGCCCTGCAGTCGCTCCTAGTTCCTTTGCAACAACACCGCCTATTTCAAGCGCGGCTAACTGAGGCGAGCCCCCAGCAAGCGTTACATTGCGCACCGCATAGAATAAATGCTTGTCAAGATTGGTATAATACGAAGACAACGCCATGTATACATCCTGACTGATAATCTCAGCCGCCTGCGCCTGTGATAATCTAGCAGATGGCAAAACAGCCGCCTCTATGGGCACCATATCCTGCGCATCCTTCTTACCAAGTTCGTACTCATTGAAAGCCACATCGGTAAGCATCCTCCGTAGAAGCGAGCCCCCCGTGTGTGATACGCTAGAAAGCGCCTTTCGAATCGCACCCAATTTGGGTACGCCATTCGTTGTTATCTCCGTGCGCCAATTCCCACTGCGGTCGAAGAGCACCTTGCCAATAGCCGTCTCGAGTTTCCCCTTAGTCTCACCCGCGGTTTCAAGCCACTTCTCAACGGCAATCTTTTCGTTTGCTTTTATACGCTTCTTACGCCTAAGCATATCAGCCTTCGTACGCCCAGATGGCGCGGAAAACATTACCAGCGCGGGGGTGTCATCTTTGGGGGTTTCACCCGTGGATGGGGCTTCGCCCTCGTCAGGGGTTTCAACTAACTCCTCAACCCAAGTAGCGCCAAATCCCTCTACCATCCTACGCTGTATATCTTCCTGTACGCGAATAGGCAAGGGCTCCGTTATAAGCCCCGATGTATAAGCCGTAGAAAGTGCCGTTATTGCAGAAGCAGGGTCGGCATCTTGTTGCATAGTAGGAGCGGCGGTATGAATCGGCGTGGGGTAGTCGTCAAAACCATTCCACTCTAGAATCCGCTTTCTCAATTGCTCCGTGATTATCTCTGCAAAAGCCCCACCCTGTATTGCCAGCGTTTCGTAGACAATATTCTGAGAGACTTTCTTAGAAGCGTAACTACCAGTAGCCATGCCCTCTGCGTTGATGGATTCATCGTATAAAATAGCCTTGCGGATTTCCTTATTACACACCTCTCGAATCGCCTTTACGAAGTGTTCACCCGCGCTACCCGAAGGCAGCATTATATCAAGGTCAACACTATCCGGCAGTACGATTGATGTATCCGCTGAAAGCCTGTTTAAAATCTGCTTGACTTTATCTCGCTGTTGACTGAAGTCGTTTTTGTTAATAGTCGCCTTGCGTATACCACCAGCATTGGCATCGAGAAACATTGCATATTCCCTGAATACGTGGGTTTTTAACTTATACGCGTTATAAGCCCCGTGTAGAATCGAACGCCCGTAGGGGTTATCTGAGGTGCCTTTAAAGGCATAGTAAATCAACCTGTCAAGTGGGGCTGCTATCGTCCCCCGCATAGTCCGCTGCTGTATAGCAATAATGTTGCCAAAGGCATCCGTCTGTATTTCAAAATTCTCAGAAGGCTTTACCTTTAAATCCCGCAGCCCAATTACGCTCCCGAATTCAACATCCTCGTAGACTTCCTGTACCTCTTCCGCTACTGCGAAGCCAGATACCAACGCCTCACGTAAAATACCATCGCGTAGTTTGAGCAGCATACTACCACTCATGCGGTCGAATACCCGCCTTACAAGACGCGCCGCAATCCCCGCCTCTTCGGAATCATCCGCTTCTATAACCTGTAACCCAGGCATCATTCCACAAAGCCGTATCTCTAAATCTGCGTATATCTCAGCATCCCGTAGCATCTCCTTGTAGGCTTCTATTCCGTGGGTGGAAACTATACCATCAGGATTGGTGTTTAATTGCAACCCCGCAAAAGCATCTGTTTCTACCACCTCAGGTGCGGCTGTCAGCCTACGCTCAACCGCTGCCTTTATTAGCCTACTCCAGTCCATTATTTATCCTCTCCTAGAATCCCCTCAACTACGCCGGAGGGTCGGTAACTCTCAGCACCCATGTAGACGCCAAGCAATCCCATCACGTAAGGGGTTATCAAAACACCAGTCTCCGGTATGACGAATAGACTAACCACCCACGACACCGTAACCACAGCCATGAATGCAGCCCGCTTGCTGTGCCAATTCCATCTACTCATCTTCTATCATCCTCGATTCTATTCTAATCAGCGCTGTTTTAATCCAGGCTAAGTCAGTCTCGATTGCCGCCGACTGCGATTCTAGCGAATTCAGCCTGTCGGAGTTATCTGATATCTCTTCGTTATGTACCTGAATAATGCCTTCGATATTATTAATAGACTCTTTCTGTACACCCCAAGATACCGCCAACGCCAGTAGGGCAATCGCCAATGGCAGCCATCTACTCAGATTTTCTTTAACCACGCCGTTCATTATTCACACCAGCAAGCACGCGTATAAATAGTGGTCGGCCCAGCACCCTTGTTTTTCGTTTCAAATATGTAATTAGTATTCGCCTTTAAAATCATCTCGATAAAGGGGTCTGGGCTCTCACCCACCGTTGTACACCCTACGTGTATCTTAGTACCCCAATCGTCTACAAGCGTATCCCTCGTAAATATTACGGGGGTTGTCTTAGAAGACCGCCTGCTTAGATTGATGGCAGTATTTGGCGTGCCACCGTGAAATTCATAGTCTTCATGTACGTTAGTACGCACCGGCTCGTCTGTGGTTGAAATAAACACCCGCACCAAAAGAGGAGTGTCGCCTGTCGTTATTACGAAGTTCTTATTCGAACCTGGAGCAGCACCGTAATTCTGGTCGCAAAACCAGCAGTCCCCATCTATGAGTTGCTGTACCGAAAAAGCATATTCACTGTCAGCCTGTATTTTACCCATGACTAACCTACCCAGAAAAATCTTGTATATATATCGGTGTTAGCCGCCCCTACATTCCTAACCGTCATCAGGTATTGTGTGTTAGCCTCTAAGTAGAATTCCACCAGCGGGTCAGGGCTAGCCCCTACCGTAACGCATCCCACTACGAGAGCATCCCCAGGGTCTGTTATAGTACCGCCATCCTCAACCGTTACATCAGTCGTATCGCTTGTATTCCGCTTTAATGCGTAGGGAACCACAGCATCGGGTGCGTCGGATACGGCGTTCTCGTAGAAGCAAATCTCAACCGGCTCCGAAAGCGTGTCCACAAACCCCCTGAATAACACAGGCACATCGCCAGTGGCAATCCAGGCGTTTTCAACACCAGCGGGTGCAACGTTCCTAAATTCAGAATACGCAGACCATACATCCCCATCGAAGAGAATCTGTATGCTGAAAGCATATTCGCTATTTGCAATTATCTTGCTCATTTATTAAACCTCCTGCTGTCAACATATTGACACTTGTATTTTCATTGTATCTCATCTCAACCATATAACGAAATAACACCCCGAAAAGTTTCATTTCTCTCCGGAGTCCATCATCGAAACCACTCCTATTATCAACACCACTATCACTATTACCAGTTGTGTAAGTGTCATTTAATCTCCTATACATCATCCCAACCTACCGTCTCTTCATTGGCGCCCCACATCGCATAGGCTACAGCATCGCCGTAATCAGGGCTTCTACCAAGCGCCCGCTTAATAGCGTCTTTCTTC